GTCATAGGATTCACCTATGTCTACAAGGTGTGAATCCTTGCGCAACATGAGCTCAGAGTTGGTGTATTTCATGTCTTCTGTTATTATGGCATAACGATTCTGATAAGGGAACAAAGCACATACGAAGGCACCAACCATATTCTTGGGAGCAAAGAAAGTGATACGCACCTCTATACTCTTATAATGGAAGTAGGCATAGCGAGATATCAACTCATATGTCTTGGGACGAGAGAGAAGGTTTTGATTTAAGAAAAACACCTGGTTGGCAGAGCCACCAGATGGAGAGAAAGTTGGGACAGACGTACCATCAAAAAAATCAAACTCACGATTAAACCAAGGATAATCCTCAGATATCATGCGTTTAATTATTGAAATAGACGAGTCCACCGGTTGTTCCTTTACAGTTACAGGACCGGAAAAATCGGAGAGAGAAGAGTTGGTTGTGTCCTGGGGGACAGAGGTATTTTCTAAAGTATCGGCGTGACAAAATGACTCGCGGTCTGGGAGGCGTCACGGCCACCAGACCAGTAAAATTTCCTAAAATGTGGGCCGCCCATAGGGCTAAGTGCACGATAAAACTAGCGCGGAAAAAGCTAGAGTACACATTTTAACGAGTGTGCGCTCGGGGCAAAAGGATTTAGTCCTGGGCCAGAAACACGTCATTGTCAGACAATGTTTGTGTAAAAGGCGGGACTTGAACAGGTATCATATTGTCAGCTACAGTACGACATATCCAATCATAAATTTTTGAAGCTTCAAGATAAGGATACTCACGTAATTCACGTACAACGTTGGAAATATTAACTTCTAACTGAGAATGTATAAAATCATGAGTAACAGGGACACCTTTTTGCTTACGAACATAAAATAATTGAGAGATCAATGAAGACTTGGCTAAGGGCGCCGTAATAATAAATGGAGTACGTTCATGAGGTCTAAAGCGTCTAGAGAGAAAATCTACATCATCAATAGTCATAGTGGTGTCACTAACTTCACCTTTGTCTGTGTTAGTAAGCTTTATAGAAAAGAGTAACCAAAAAGTATCTGCAACATTCTTTGGTGTCCACCAATCATAATTGCAAGAAGCACTGATATTATCATCACTATACAATTCCAAAATGAAGTCATCTCTGAATGTTTCGCGAGGTTCTACACCATGTTTTTCTGCCAAATAATAATAGGCTATAACGTGAAGAACATAGTTGTAGAGAGTGTTAAGGATAGTTGTAAGCCAATTACCAGACGTGTTACCACGTCCTAAAACATAGCCAAATCCATTAGCACATCGCAAACCTTGTAGACATGAGGCACAAGACCACAAGATGCATTGAGCAAGAAATGAGCCAGGAATTGAACATTCAGGATAAAATGTCCATATCCAAGGTACAATAACATGCAGTAAGAGAAAAGTCATAGAGTAATCCCATCCGGACACATCACTGGCGTTAACGCCATATTTAGCATCCTTGAACAAGTAATACAGTTTAGCCCAATATCTACGACCTGGTGTAATACCACAGGCCATAGAATTAGAAAAGAAATACTGCTTCATAATGGAAACAAATTCAC